TGTATTGACATCAAAAGGATCTAGCTTTGTTTTTAAAGCTTCTTGTAGAGAATCACGTTTTAAGGCAATTTCTCCTGACTGACCAAAATAAACACCCATATCTACATATCAACAATCATTGGAGCACCATTAGCTTCAAAACTTACATCTGCTTCTATAACTTCTCCTATCGCTACGTTCATATTAAACGAAGTAATAAATGCACTAAATTTAACCCTCCTGCCATTTGAACTACCATCAGCAATTTTTAATTCAAACGTAACTTCTGTTGCTACATCATTTGTACCATCACCAGCACTAACAGAAGTAGGGAAAGAAGTTGTTCCCATTACCTTTTGAAGCAAAGTAGTTACATCTCCACCCGATCCAGCAGATGCTTGATGATAAGCAAGCCTAGCTGTTCCAGAAAAACTTCTTATTCCTGGGATAATTGTTCGATCTGTATCTTCTAATGAAGTTGTATCTAATACAGCCTGAGAAGTAGAAAAGCCAAATGACTTTACTTTTACTGCTGCTGCATCAGCAATTTTTAACTGACCATGTTGACCGCTATAAAAAGGCACGACCCAAAATCCTAAACATTGCGTTTATTCTAAGGGGCATCTAGGCAAGCAACAAAACTACAACTTACATTACTAATACCTGGAAACACACTTTGTACTTGTGGTGGACCTGTATATCTCCACTTCAATCCAGAATTAGACTCCTTCAAAAAAGTTAAAAAGGTTGGATTTGTTACTCCTGCCATTGCATTTGATTCAAAAACAACGTGATTCCATTCCTTATTTACATCTTCATAATTTTGTAAAATCAAAACTGCTTCTGCATCTGTTATCCCTGAAAACTGTAAAGTCATTGTTGAGTTAACTCTTTTATTGCCATAACGAATATGTGTTTTCGTTCCATCTAAAGATTCAAAGTCTGTACTAGGAAACTCCCCAGGCTGATAACTTCTTGCCGTAGGAGTCAAACTTGTAGGAAATGTAATTGGATTAGCCATTAGATAATTTCAATAAAATGGTTCTTTGGATATGTTTTTCTCCACCCATCTAAAATAGCTAAGGTTCCTGCACTTGTTAAAGGTGCATGACTACCTGACACTTCAATTAAACCATCTTCTGAATAAGAAATAGTTTCAGCTTTATAAACTCTATTTGTTGTTACAACATCTTTAATTGCAAAAACAACACCTGTAACAGACAAGTCACCATCAAAGTTAACGGTTGCTTCTTCTACTTCTGTTGAATTAGGTTTCCAATAATATATGGTTTGTGATCCTGTAATAGTTTCATTACTTACTACCTTTCCATCAGCAGTAATAACACCATTTCTATAACGATCCACATGGGTTGCTTCTGAAACAAGTCTGAAATAGTCACCAGGACTTAAACCAACACAATACTGAGGAGTTGTTTTAAAAGATAATCCATGATCAACTTCTTTTCTAAGTTTTAAAATGTAATAAGCATAAGATTTTGCATGAGTTCTTGACGTACAAAATCCTGACAAATCGTAAGTTTCAATAGGATCAGTCTCACTTCCTCCTTGTTCTTCAATTAAACGAACCATACAGTTTTTTGTTTCTGCAAAACCATTTTCTTTTTCTTCTCTATATAAAACATTTGCTTTAAATAATTGTCTTTCTTCTGGACTTAAAAAAGATACTTGTAAATCTTTTATATTTCCATCAGTAAATAATACTTTTGGTTTTATAACTTCGTCATAGCCAATTACATTATTAGAATCAACAGGAACAGATGGAACAAGATTAAATTTGCCTCCTATAACTGTAAAATCTAATAAATTATATAAACCATGTTGATATAAAAACTCTCTTAAATTAATTTTATTACTAATAACACCATCCCAAGTAAAGTTATTAGCTTGACAGAATAAGGCTCCAGAAGTCATATCTCCAATAGCATTTACACCAATTAATTTTCCAGCCCCTAAATTTTCATCAGTTAATAACGCATGTGCAATTTCTACAAAATTACTACTTGCCTTTTTATTACCTCCATTAATTAAGTCATCAACTTTAATTCCTTTTTTAAAATAAGCCGATAATTGTGTAAAGTTTGTCCATTCTTTTGAACTATTAATTCTTATACCACCTATAGCTAATTCACCATAACCAGCAGCACTTCCGTCTGGATCTACTTGTTCATTTACATATACTATTTCGTGTTCTGGTCCGTCTTGATGACTTTTAGTTTCCATACCAGGAAACTGAACATAGTCAGCAACAGCATCGTAATGATTTAAGTTACCTTTTCTAAGATCAGTATCACCGCCATAAGGATCATCTTCTGAATTAACATCAGCTTCGTTATCAGATAGAACAGAAGTTATTGTTACTTGTGCTCCATTTGGAAATATTTTATTGTCAGGAAAAACACCAGAAGGTCTTGCTATTGTTAATTGATCTCCTACTTTATAACCATTTCCTTTGTTTGTAATTGTCCAACTAGCGTTCCAGTTATAGTTAACATCCCAATTAACTATCGCATTTAATGTAAGTCCTGAACCTGAACCAGAAGTTGTTGGTGTTGAATTAAATTGTGCTGATCCTGCTGGCATTTTACTAGCTGTCTGGATGAGGTGAAATTATTAAATTAGGTGCAGACGTTACACCATAATATTCAACATCAATACTGTTGTCTTCTGGATGCTTAGTTGCTTGCACAACACCATCTGTTCTATAAAATTCAGAACCATCATCACTATCAATAATAATGTCCGTTAAAGCAGTTCCTTTAGGGAAAGTATCCATCCCAACTTCTACTCCATTTACATAAACAACATACGCATCTTTATCTTCTTCAGGCCATAAATGCGAAGGAACTTTTGATATCAAAGTAATTGCTGTTGGACCTTTCGCTACATCATATTCATAATCACTTGACCCAGATGGAACAGAAACAGGAGTAATTGTTACTTGTGATTTGTATCCATTAAAATCAAGATCATAACTACTTAATTCTAAAACTGGACCAGTATTAGATACCGTTCCTTCTCCTGTATTTAAAGAAACAATCCATTCCGTATTAAATATTTCTTTCTTAGATAATACAAATTCTTTCGTACCAGCAAAGCCAACAACAAAATTACCAACAAAAAATTGTTGTTCTTGTTGTCCTTCGTTAGTAACAGTAGCGTTTAAAAGATTAACCTTTTGATTTAGATGAAATACAGGTATATTATTACCTGGATAAGGTTTAAATCTATATTCCAATTGACTTAATCTATTTTCATGAACAACTTTTATATAGTTATATTGAAATTCTGGAGTGTTGCCTCTAATAGCAAACAATCCAGTATGATCACTTGATTTATTACTTAAACGAATAAAATCTTCATTACTACCTGCTTTCCTTACTTCTAAATAAAAGAAAGAAAAACGTGTTAGAAAAACATCAATTGTTCCAGCTTGAAAGTTAACTTTATCGTTAAATATTTTATTAAGCTCAGATGGTATTGGAACTGAGTTCATATTTACACCACGACAAGTACTAAATACTTTGGACTTCAAACCTATTTCTGTCATGGAACAAGCCCTACTATTTGTAATAGTTCCAAGAGCAACTCTTTGTAAAATAGGACTTCTATACGCAAATCCAAACTCTAAAGAATGATCAGACATATCTTGAATATTTAAAACAAATTTATCTTTTCTACCATTAATAATTTGACGATCTTTTTCTTCACTTAACCATTTTGGTTGAGCAGCATGTTCAAATAAATTTGGATGTTTAAAAGGTGTATCTTTTGCGTCATAATCAGTTCCTTCTTCTTGTACTTTAAAGGTGTAGTGTCTTTCAATACCATCAAAAAATTCAGTCTCTTCTCTCCAAGGACCACTTTGATCGTCACCATTCAAACTTTCAATATGAGTACATGTGATTAATCCATCTCCAGCCATATAGCTTTCACCAACTGCAATATTGGCATCTATTTCTTCTCTAATACTACGAACCATAGATTGAACATCACCTATTCCATGTGGTTTATATCCTGTTTCGTAAGTTTGATCATTAAACTGACGACTTTTTAAAATTCTATATGTAACTGTATTTCCTTTTGCAGAAACATTTCCACCAACAAAACCTGCTCTAGTTGGAAAAAAAGTATTTATCTTTTTTACTTTTGTAGCAACCGCTAAAGCAGCATCATCACTAGCTCCTTTAGTTTGCAAAGCTAACTCAAAAGGCAGCTTAACTACATTTGCATTTGGCATTGGACTATAAAGACCAAATACTGATTGAGTTGTAGGATTTCTTGCACCGCTAGTAGCTGCAACTGGTTCGTGATTTTCACTTAAAGTTACAGGCCATCTAGCAGAAAAAATATCTGTATATGGATAATCAATTCCTTCTAAATTAGATTCATTGTATTCATCGCCTTTGGTGATTCTATTGTTACCAAGACCTTTTACACCTGGCCTAAAAAATAAATCAACTTTTCCTTTGCAATAAGCAGATAATAATAAGTCACCAATTGCATAACCATCAAAATCTGGTTTACCTTCTACCTCTCCTAAAGAAAATAAAGTAATAGCTTTTAACTGCTGTAATTTACCTAAACTTAATAACTGTGACCAAAGAAGTTGTCCGTTAACTCTTACACCGCCTACCTCATTTGAAGAACCAACAACTAATTGTTTATTTGCAAAAACAAGAGGTATCACATCACCAATTTTTGCTAACTCTTGGAGACTATTAAAAGCAAATTGCGGAGAAAATCTTTTCGTACCAACAAGATCATCACCTTCAATAGTTGCTCGTTGCTTTAAAGGTTTAGGTTTTGGTGTTAATAAATAACCAACTGCTGTAAGAGCAACAGCTACAACAACTTGACCAAATAAAGTTAGTCCTCCTGCTATATTTCCACCAACAAAAATAGCTTCAGCAGCTCTAATATCAGGAATCAACTCATATCCTTCTTTTCTTTCTCCGTTATAAGCAGCAGTTTTTTCTACAAAATAAAAATACTCTTCCTCATTAATTCCTAATACTTCACATAGTTCTACTTCTGCTGGTAATAGCAACCTTTGACCATAAGGTTGTCTAATGGACTCCAGTGAACCACCAATTCTTCTAATCTCTTTTGGTAACTCAGCCATCCAGCCTCCCAGTAAGCAGCCATACCATAGGAATTATTTTCACTAAGGCATAAAGCAATTGTCCCTAGTTTAGGGGGTGATTCAACTCCCCACCTATTTAATTCCTCAAAAAACACACTGTAATCTTTTTTTCTTAGTCTTCTATACCAATCACGCTTTCCTTCAGGAACAACAAAACCATAATGACCTAACACTGTACGAACCAAAGATAAGCAATCTCCAGCCCCATGTTTACGAGGATCTGCACCTAAACGATAAGGTAAACCAATTAATTGATCTGGCCTCATCTAGCCTGTATTGAACCAGTAACAGGTAACTGCCCTACTAAATTTCTAGTTAATACTCTATTTGGTGCATTAGCTCCTACAGCATCTATAGCAGAACTAAGAAGTATTTCAATTGTTGTTGGATCGTAAGCTAATGAAGCTGCCAACCATGTTTCAGATGTCAGTAATTTATTAACAGTAAAATCCTCTTTCATTAAAAAAGTTTCTACTTTTATATGAAATTTTCGATCAACAGCTTTCTTTGCATAACCCATACTTATTTCATTATTAGCCAATATTAAATTTGCTTCTAAGTTATCTCCTGATCTGTTTCTAGTTGCACCTTGATAAATAAAAGACAAAAAGCTATGTCCATTTATCTCATCGTTATACTTACCATTTTGAAATAAGTTGGGAGTAAAATCTGACTCTGGATTGCTACCGTCAGCTTTTGTAATACTAATAAAATTAGTTAAAGTAACAAGACTCATAATCCTAGTGAAGCTCTACGTCCTCTTGAGTTTTTAAGAGATGAAATAGTTCTTGATTCTCCAATGGCTGCACCTCTAGCTGTAGCAGTAGCAATGATGTCTCCTACAGCAGATCTTGGAACATATTCATCACCATTAAAGTTTAGTGTTGGTCCCATGTAATTAACAACAGTTGAACTGCCTGCACCACCTACAGATTGTGACGAACCAATGCCAGGAATAACAGATTCACCTCTGGCACCTGCTGAATAGCGTTGCATTGCTGTAGACATCTTAGATGCAGGAATTATGTATTCACTTTCTCCAGCCTCTCCTATCAGGCCAAGAGTAGGTCTTGTAGTTATACCTCCTGTAGAAAAAGGTCTAATCCCGTTTCCAAAAAAAGCACCTTGGGCTGCTGTAGCAACTTTAGGCAAGTCAGATACAGAACCTTTTGTTACACCACCCGATCCAAAAGTAAAAACTTTATCAACGGCACTTAAGATTGCTTTTTGAAGAATTAAATCTGCTATTTGTTTAGCAATAGCACCTAATGATTCTCCTAAAGTTTTTGTTCCTTCTATCAATCCTTTTATTGCGTTTGTAATTCCTGTTGCAATTGTAGTTTTAATTTGTTTAAACAATTCTATTGTTTTATTTGTTTCATCATTAAGATTTTTAGCGTCTATTAACGCTTCTTTTTGCTTATCAGTAAATTCAAATTTTTCATCATTTAATCTTTCTTGAAGATCTAGTTCTAGTTTTTTAATTTCGGCTGCTGCATCTCCATTCTTTAATTTTTCTTTTAAAATAGAACCTTCTTTTTCTAATTTTTTTAAATTTGCGTCAAAAATATCTTTAGCAGTGCGAGTTAAATTTATTTGAATATCTGTTTCTGCATTTGTTTTTCTTTGAAGGTCAAATACTTTTTGTCGTGCTTTTGCTACGTTATTTTGTAATTTTTCTTGTTCTTTTAAACTAATACCACCACCAGAAACACCAGCAATATCTTGTTCAAATTCTGCCCGTTGTAGGTTTTTTATTAACCCTTGCATTTCTGGATCTTGATTATTAAAAGCTTGCGTTCTTAAATTTCGGTTTTCTAAACTTTCAATTAACGCTTTTAACGCTCCTGAGTTATTTATAAAATTAGCTAAAGACGCACCCATCGCAGTAAATAACCTAGAAAATTCATTTCCTAAAGTTTGAAAATCTTCTCCAAATGTTTTTAACGCTTGAACACCAGCAGTACCAATTTGATTAGCTAGTAAATCAGAAGCAGCTTTTAAAGCAGCTTGTTTTCCAGCAAGTTCTTCTATAACTTTCAATCTCTCTGCTTCTGCTGTACCAACAATTCCTATCGCTCGTGTAAGTTTTCCTATGTCAGCAGTTAAAGGATTTAAAGCTTTTCCTAATGCTCCTACTGCTGTAACCGCCTGTGATACTTGAGACACAATAGCTGTAGCAGCAATCGAACCAGCAAAGCCTCCTCTTGGACTAATAGCTTCTCCAATACCACCACCTAAAAGACCAGCAATAGATTGAAGTGGACCCCCACCAAATAACAAAGGAAAACCACCACCGATACCAGCACTTTGAATAATTCTTCCAAACCTTCCTGATCTTCCTGATCTTCCTCTTGCTCGTTGTGGTCCGTATTGACTAGCTGAAAATCCTGTATCACCACTAACCGTTCCTCTCATAACACCTCTAGCTTTAAGCTGCCTCATCTGAGCATTAACTCTTTTAATTGCTTCTTCTAACTCCCTATATTCTTTACTTCCAATATCAACCACATTTAAAACTCTTTCTAATTCTGCTCTATAAGTATTTAATCCAGCAGTAGATTTAGGCATGGTATTACCTACTTTTAATAGCTCTGCTAATTGTTTTCCTATTCCTACACTTGCACCTCCTTTTGCTTGTGTATCCGTTGAATATGCATTATTTAATGTTTGTATTCTTTTTAATTCAGCCCTTAATAATTGACGAGATGCGTTTTCACCAGCTAATAAACTGTTGGCAAATTGTTCAGAATTAACCTTTGAATTATTAGCAATTCTGTTAAAACTAGATAATTGATTATTTAAACCACTTATTGTATTTGCAAAATCACTAGCTTTCCCTTTTTCTCCAAACTTTTTAAGTAAACCAGTTAAAGCGTCTTGTGCATTTTTTACTGACTCGCTTTGTCGTCTATCAAAAATACTTGGTATTGGTTTTATAGATTTTGTTATTTTTTCAATTTGTTTAAGCTTATTTGTTACAGCATCAATTCCTTTTAGTCCAGTAACTCTTAAATCTATAACCGCCGAAACATTAGCCATTTATTTAAAACCAATATTGATAGTTTACCTACGTCTTCGAGCTTTTTGCATTTCTTTCTCCTGATCTTCATTCAATACTTGAAAATAAGCAGACCATCCTAATATCTCTTCTATTGTCATCTGACGTATTTCACCTAAAGTCTTACCCAACTCTTTCGCAACTCCAAACTGAAGCATTAATAAATTATCTTTTCGCAACTCCACACTTAGCCTTTTGGGTCGATAGGTTCCTCGTCATCTTGCAATACAAGAAGCATTAGCTTTTGTAAATCAGAATCTTTAAGTTCATTTTTTAAAACATCAATATCTCCTGATTGAAAACATTTTTGATTTCCTCCATCTTCATACGCTTTGTTAATTAATAAACGCAAAGCAAAATCATTAGCATCATCATTATCACTTTCCTTTTGAGCTTGTGCTCTTTCAGCCATTGTTAACGGTGACAACCATAATTCAACAACTTCTCCAGTAGATAAAGTAACCTTTTTTTTCTTTTTACTTAGATCAGTAGCTTTAACAAGACGATCAATTAATCGCATGTTTTTAGGTGACGCTGCCATAAAAATATTTTATACCTAATTATTCTAGCTCACTCTATAAATATTTACTATCTATGTTTGGCTAAAGTCAAAGTTGACATCTCCTGCTGGTCTGAAGTTAACAGTCACAGCCTGTGCATCATCTGGATTTACATTCATTGATGCAGAAGTCAACGTTGCTGGAAACTCAATAGAACGACTTAGTGTATCGCTCAACGTTCCACCAGAAAATACTTGATCTATATAAAGCTTAAATGAAGCTCCTACCTGTTGACGCTGGAATACGTCCTGAATCATTCTGTTGACCATTGCAGTGTCTTCATTGGTCATATAAGCAGTAGCAGAGCCAGTGCCATCACCAAAACCTGCAATGTATTCTCTAAACGGAACGTTCTGACCTGGAGTTCCACCAATAGTAGTCACATCAATTTCAGCCCTTTCAATCTCAAATGTCCACTCTCTTACTTGAGTAACAGATTCAAAAGCACCATATTCAACTTGAAACTCATTAGGTGAAGCAGCAGTACCAGTGCTGGTAATATCTAAATCTGAACCACCATTTGTAGCAGAAACTTTTAATGCACCTGTAGTTGCGTTATAAGAACTGATGAAAAAAGTAGAACTATCGTTTAATCCACCAGGTAATGTTCCTGTTCCTGCTTCACCTGTGGCTGCATTGATAACACTAAATTTAACTGGATCACCTACCTTAAAATTTAAGAAAGGATCTACTTCAATTACTTCAGTTCCAATAGTGACTTTACTAGGTGTAAAAGTACCTTTTGTTCCTGCGGGTTTATAGTACAAAGCACCTGATGTGCCAGATAGACAGGTAGCAGCCATGAGGCGTTCTTGAAATTTACATATAGATTA